TCTGACTTGATCCGTTCATAGACTTCCGTGGCCAAAAAGTGCTCATCGAATCCATACCCCACCTCATGCGTGGGTATCATGAGCGACATGGGTTTCTTCCATCCGAACGTCCCCGCCATCAATTTCGACCGATGCCAGTAGTGATCGCGAATGGAGTGGTAGGATTTGTCGGACTTGAGGAACTCGTCAATGCACCATCGATCGCGCGCCGTGATCCGCGAATCCGTGTCACGGACAAACCCCACCTCGGCAGTGAACATGGACAAGTAGCGGAGCAGGGCGTTGATGGCGCCTTCGCGGTTGGTGTTGTTAACCTCTACGCCTTCCGGAATAACCCATGACGGATCGCAAAAGCCCTTGTGGACCACAATAGTAAAATCGGGATAATGTTCCTTGACGATGGCAATGTTCTCGAGAAGCCCAGTGTAATAATTAGGCTCCGTGCCATACAGGCAGAAGGAGAACACCTTCATTATGTATAGAGGTGCCTCCACGATTCATTGGTCTGCCGCAGGGTATCCTGGAGGATGTGGCGGCACAAATCCGAGGTAATGGTCAAGGGGAGCTTGATCTCCTTGTAGAAGACATACTTCTTGGCCGTTGTCTCTCCGGCGATGCGAAGGAGATTGATACGGGTCACCAAGGTCTCGACCGTGCGGATCAGGTTGCGCACGCCCTCCTCGTCCTTCGAATACTCGGAGATGAGATACTTGATGGCCTCCTCTGACATGGTGAGCTGGTCCTTGAGCTGGATGCGCTCCAGAATCTGCGGCCAGATGTACTGATTCACGATCGACGCCTTCTCCTCCCACGTGTAGCCGGAGCAGTTGATGATCTGCATGCGGTCCTTCAGCACAGGGTGGATCTTGGACTCGTCGTTGAAGGAGAAGACGAACAGGCACTGGGACAGGTCAAAGTCCACACCGGCAAAGTAGCGGTCGTGGAACTGGCTGTTCTGCGAGCGGTCCGTCAAGTGAATCAGCATACTCGTAATCTCGTCGCCGTGCGCCGTGGTGGAAATCTTGTCCACCTCGTCGAAATACAGCACAGGATTCATACAGCGCGCCGCCATGATCGAGTCTGCGATGCGACCCCATGTCGAGCCCTCGTAGGTGTAGGAGTGGCCCACAAAGTTCGAGGCGTCCGACGCGCCGCCCAGAGAGAAGAACTCAAAGGGACGCTGGAGAACCTTGGCCACACCGTGACGCGCGAAGGACGTATTGTGCGTCACCGTGAAATCGCCCAGTACGTAACGACTGTTCCCATCCAATGTAAAGCCATAGTATGTTCCAGTGCCAACGCATTTCACGTCAATTGCAGTGACAAGGGCATCCTTCTTCTGAAGACGTTCGGTCGGTTTCTTGCGCTCAATACGAATCGGGATTTCGGATGTATCGCCCGAAATGGTAATGATGTTGTAGATCCCCGTGCGCGTCTCTCCCTTGTATTCACACGACTTCTCCCTTCGCGCCACGTAGCACGCAAACCCAAGTGACCGAGCCAAGAAGACAATATCAGACGCGAGACGATCGGACTTCTGAGCAATCTCGATCGTATTGTTCCAGGTATATCCATCCGTGTCCACGAGTCCTGCAAGAACCTTGAGACGAGTATTGCGGTCGTTGAGTTTGTACACATCGGGAATATGCTTGTTCTCAATCAATCCATGACGATGAAGCACGTCCATCATCACATTGTCCCCCTTCCTGATTCCGCGGATTCGGTAATCATACTGCGAGTAGTAATTGAGCATCAAACCATACTCTGGCAACGTTTTGTTGAGATACCCAAGGATTACGGCATCCTGTGAACTAATCATTGTAGACGAACTACATCCATCCCCAAGCCAGAGACCCAGAATATAAGGATCAAAGTCCACTGTCTTGTGTGGAAACTCAACGCCAGTGCGATACCCCTTGAGCCAGTTGTCCTTCACATCATCGGACAGTTTCAGGTACTCTTTTACACTTAGTTCGGTGATATGGTCCTCTTCCGTGAACCCATTCAGATACTCGGTTGCTTCATCGTAGGATGGGAACGACTTATACTTGAGTTTCTTTTCCATATTATCGAACCGAATCGTCTTGAATGCGGTTCCGCGCACACATCGAATGCAGCCAACACCCGATTGCTTTAGGCAGAGGATGTGCTCCGAATTGACTGTGTACTTTTCTCCCTTTGTAGGAATGATATCGTACATCATGTCTTCACCCTGGCCAAGCGATAGAACCCTGCGAGGAGTCGAGTCGTCTCCCATCACGATGTCTCCCACCACAATGTCCTGTACATTCTTCACAGACCCATCATACATGAGAATCTTCGTATCTTTTGCGTGACACTTGCCGACTCCCATCGGACCCTTGAGGGCAATCACGTTACCCACGGAACCGGGGTTGGACATCCACTGGGCCAGAATCTGCATGATCTGCGTCTTGGCCGAGGTCATTCCGTAGACCGCCGTATCCAGCGTCTTGGTAGAATCCTCAAGGAATCCCGCACACTTCTCGGGGCCGTCCTTGATCGTCACGGGCAGGGGCACACACTTGCCAAAGGGAATGCGCAGGAACGCGTCCACCCATGAGCGCAGCTTGTAGCCCTCGCCCTCCATGGACATTTCCGTGAGGTTATCAATCTTCTTGATCACTGCGGCCTTGACGGTGTCGGCAATGTTGAGATCCAGAACACGGAACTTGTAGGGCACATCACCATCCACAACCAATGTCGACAGGCGCTTCATCTGCTCATTGAGGCGGCGGCGCTTCGACTTGGGGAGGTCCTCGAAATACTCCTCCTCGTCCTCATTCAGTTCCATGGCAGGTTCCTCCTCCTCCTTCTTCTTGTTGTTCGAGTGACGGGGCGCACCACCCTTCTTACCCACATACTTGCTCATGAGATGCTCGATGAAATCCTCCTCCTCGGACTCTTCCTCCGACTCGGACTCGGACTCCTCCTCAATGTCGATGCGGCCACCCTTACCTGCCATGGTGTGGATGTGAAGCTTAACGGACACCTTGGCACCCTTCGGAATACGAAGCGAGCTGCTATCCTCCTCCTCGGACTCTTCCTCAGACTCGTCCTCGCTTTCCTCCTCGTCCTCTGCGTCCTCTTCGGATTCGGAGACAGACGGGGGGACATAATCCTCATCCTCGGACTCGGAGTCAGGCTGGTTCAGGGTCTCGTCCTTGACCCACTTGGTTTTCTGTCCATCACGCTTACGAAGATTGTACCGACTGGGCATCTTGCTGCCTCACAAGGAAAAAAAGAAAGCAAATCCCTTTTTATCGGTCTACTAACAATGAGTGACCCTGACGCTGTCGAGATCAGCAAGATCGCCGAGAAACAGCTGGAAAAGATGGAGCAGGAGCTGACGGAGAACCCCAACATCAAGACATCGATTCGTGTTGTGGAGGCGTTCCTGAAGTCGCATCGGGTCATGTGTTACGGTGGCACGGCCATCAACAACCTGCTGAAGCCGAAGCACCAGTTCTACGACTTTACTCGCGAGGTTCCCGACTATGACTTCTACAGTGCCACGCCGCAGGAGCACGCGATGGAGGTTGCCGACAAACTGACGGCGGCAGGGGTCCCCGATGTGCAGGTCAAGCCTGGTATCCACTTGGGAACGTTCAAGGTGTTTGGCGATTACACCGGTGTAGCCGACGTGTCGCAGATGGACCCGGAGCTGTTCGATCGGCAGTGGGACGAAGGATACGAAAAGGAGGGCATCCATTACGTGACGCCCAATTTCCTGCGCATGTCGACCTACCTGGAACTGTCGCGTCCTGAAGGCGATGTGTCTCGATGGAACAAGGTCTATAACCGTATGATGCTGCTGAACGATGAGTATCCGTTGACGTGTAAGGAGGATACGCCCTCCGAGGATGTCCTGACTCCCGAGCGCAAGAAGCAGGTGATCAAGATGCTCCAATCCGAGCCCGTGGTCTTGCTTGGTTTCAATGCCGCCGAGCGCCATGCGTCGCACGCGACATGGACAACCCCCGTGACCTTGCTGGCAGATGCCGATGTCATTGCCCGCTTGACCAAGGGCCACAAACCTCACGTAACGCCTGGGAATGCGATTCTTCCTGAATGTACGGAGGTTGTGGAATCGGATGGATGTATGTTTCGGTATTACGCAACGCAGGCGTGCCACAGCTATCATGAGACCGCGGACGGGATCAAGATTGCCAGCATTCCGACGACGCTGCAGTTTTACTTTGCGTATGTGTATTCGGGGATTAGTGAGGACAAGGTCAGTCATATTCTGTGCGTGGCTCAGCGCCTGATGGAACTGGCACATCACGCGAACAAGCGGCGATTCAAGATCTTGACTCCGACCGAGTGTCTGGGCGAGCAGTCGACACTCCACGACATGCTCCAGGAAAAGACCAAGTTGTACGGTGAGCTGTCCAAGAACAAGAGCAGCAAAGAGTTCTTGTCCTTCTTCTTTTCGTATTCTCCTACCGCCGACAAGGGACGCAGGTCGACGATTCGTAAGCAACTGCGGGGTCTCAGGAAAACGGCGTGATGTTGCCGTTCCTCATGCCGGGAAAGCCACCCGAGCAGTCGCACTCGCGCAGTCCATTGAGGAACTGGCGCGCAAAGTCATTGCCATTGGGCGTGTGGCTCTGGTAGGCGTTACGGCCTCCCCACGCGGGAATGCCCTGGTTGGAGATTGCATTGTTGGTCGTGTAGATCAACTGAACCTTCTCTTGATAGACAAAGTCGGACGCGTTCTGAATGCGCATGCTTTGGTTGCCTGAAACGTCAACACCACGACGACCGCCTGAACTCATTTAGTCTTTATGCAGATTTAAACGGTCCAATATACCACCCAAGATCCGAATAGGGCGGCATCGATGGCATCAATGCTGTAGACGCAGGCTCATCCTTTGCTAGCCGCTCAATCTCCTCGGGCTTCAATACCCGTGCGTAATACGCCAGTTCCGCGATCGTGCCGTCGTAGCCAAACTCGCGCGACCCCACGACCAGCGAATCATTGTTCTGGAGAGGCAGCTGGGACATGGTGTGCGTCTGCCGCAGGATACCGTTGATGAAGATGTTCATGGCGTACTGGTTCACTTCAACCACCACGTGGATCCACTTCTGCGCAGGGATGTTCGGGATCAGCACGGTCTCCTGGTTGCCGCCATAGGTGTTCATCTTGATCAGCATGGCGTTGGGTGTGGAATCCAGATAGACGCCCGGGGCATTGTTCTTGTTGAAGATGACGCGCTGGCGGCCGTAGTTGAAGGTAAAGTCATTCACCGTCAGCCAGAACGCGTAACTGAAGACGGCTCCGTCCGGCTGGTTGAAGGAGCGGAAGATCTTTGATGATGGATACATTTCCGTCTTTCCAGACTGGCCCGACGGAACGATGATCTCCATTGTCGTGTCCCTTGGCTGAGAGAAGACAAAGACGTAGAGCAAAATCGCAATGACAATGATAACGGCAGCGACCACAATCCACTCCTGCATTGCTTCTACTCTACAAACTATGTTCGCGCGAATCCTCGTGAACCGAGTCTGAGTTGAGGGCCTTCTGCCTGAATGTCTGTGCGCAGAGCAGGGGCACCCTGTCGATTCATAATCAGGACCTGTTGGAGCTTTTGCTCACAGGTGATGTTCCGTTGTCCCTCAAGAACCCCAGGGGGCATGACCCGGTCGCCAAATTCGTAAATGTAGTGAATACGACTCGGATCAGATCGGTACTCCCTCTGATTGTATCCCGATCGCGCCAAACGGATCGTCCACTCCAGGTCTTCACCCGAGGATGCGTCAACAAACCGAAACAGCTTGGCAACGTCGGCCTTCATCACGTTCAAGTGATTGGGTGGACGGAGAAAGGTGGTCTCATTGGCCATCGGATCGGTAACCTTGGTCGCGATGCTGTGAGTAAAGGTCCACCGAGAGATTTGCCCTCGGAGGCGCATACAGTCGAACCGCCCCTCAATACACGCAAGCGCATCTTCAAAATAGGCCGGGGTCACTGTGTCATCGTCATCGATAAAGGACACATACCGTCCCTCCGCGGCCTGTAACATTTGATCCCGCTTGGCTCCGATGGTGATCTTACGGTCGTCGAATCCAAGACGGATAGCAATCTTGAGCTGCGGACAGATCTGGCGAGAGAGTTCGCGGACGTTCCTGATCAATGCCTGAAGAGACCGTTCGCGCCCCGGAATCGTCGGGATCATGATCGTCCAGTCCACAGGATACTCCTTGCGCTCAATGTAGTTCATCAGATCCTCTCTCCATGCCAGTTGGTTCTTGACATAGAGCGCATCAACTCCACCATATCCATTCCCCGGATGTTCGTGACGCACAATACATGAGGAAATGTAAAGGCTCTTTGCACTCAGTGGACCCCTACACAGATCGGTGAACTCCGTGTCACAGAAGAAACTCTTGTACGACGGATGGTAGATGTAGCCGTATTGACTGTAGATTGCCCGTCCCATAATCGACAGCGTGTTCAGTCTGTTTCCTTGGTGTCCGTCATTGAACCATAGAATTCCATTGGTGTCGGGAAAGGACGACATCATGTGAGAACGAATCGCATCGTCGTATCCCTTGACAATCGGCACCATGTCATCGGACACCAGCATGACAATGTCCCATGTATACTCAATCTCCCCCATGTTGGCGTTACATGCCTCAATCTTGGTCTTGCTGTTCCCGTAGAACATTCGCGACCACTCAAATCGACTCATAGTTCGTCCGAATTCCTCCTTCACAAGAGTTCGCGACATGCTATCGTCATCAGAATCACACGACATGGCAATCCCGATGAGATCGGGACGTGTTGCCATGTTGTAGTAGGTTTGAAGCGTCTTCAGCGCTTGCTGCGGCCGGGACCGTGTGGGAAACTTGAGCAAGAGTCTCATTGTAGTAGACGATAGAGAGGTGTTTAACTGCTTGACGTGCCTCCAGTGCCTCCCGTCGCGCCCGTGCCCGCCGCGGCTCCTGTTGCTGGTGTGGCGCCCATGGGACCAACCGGGGCGTTACTGCTTGATCCTCCGAATGGATTCCACGATGTCGTGCTCGATCCCAAGTTGAAGTTCTGGAGTACAGCCGTTGACGTCACAGGTTTGCCCGAAGAATCTTCAATGATGATCGTGTATCCGAAGAGATTGTAGACAGTTCCCGTCGGCCCCGCGGCACCACTGCCACTGACCAAGGACGAACAGCTGGTGCCCGCAGCGTAGTAGTCACGGGCCTGGGCAGGCTTGAGTTCCTTGCCCGAGCCACTCACGCCGCAAATGTATCCAGAGAATCCACCGTTGGCACCCACGAGGATGTTGCCCGTCGCAGAACGGGGCACGGCGGGAATGACCGTGGACTTGACCAGGTTGCCGTTGATGAACACATCCAAATTGCGCTGGAAGGTGGTAACGGACACCGAGAACCACGTCTGAAGGGGAATGTTCTCAATCGCACAGAGCCATGTGGATCCAGTCTCCGTAGAGCCCACGGCCGAACCGGGCTGGTACCTTCCCACGCTCGTGGAACCCGACGTAAAGGTTGTCAAGTACACATTCAGGGTATTGTCAGTGGGGTGCAGAGTGATGCGGGGATTCACGATCGCCGGATTCGACGCATCCGTTCGCATGAGAACCTCCTTCTCCTTGCCGAACCTGTAGTCCCAATCTTGCACGAACATCCAGAATTGTAGATTATAGTCCGCACCTGGATTCAACGGAATCGCAGACGCGGGGATCGTGCCACCCACCTTGGCGTCGACGGGCGTGGGGGCCGCATCCACGGTCTTGCCGGAGCTCATGCTGCGGAACGCCGCCACGACCACGATAATCACCAGAAAGCCCACGAAGAGACCCAAGAGGATCGACGAGGTGGACGACATGGACGAAGGGATATAGGGTTGGGCGGCCCCGGGAATGTATCCTGGAGCGCCAGTGGGTATGCTTGTGCTCGCGCCCATTTGTGTTTACAAGGGAACTTCTTTATTTGCCTAATGGAAAAACGGACTTCAATCCCACAACGAAACCCAGTCGTAATGTATTGTAATAACTGCGGAGAGAAGGGACATGTGTTTAGGGGGTGCAGAGACCCTGTGCTGTCGTGTGGACTGGTGGTGCTGGATGCCTCGCGGATCCCCGCGGATGTGGGAGTGGCAAAGGTCCTGATGATTCGGCGGAAGGACAGCATGAGTTTCGCAGAGTTCATGCGGGGCAAGTATGATCCCACAGACACGGAGTATGTGGGGCGGCTCCTGTCGAACATGACGATTGCCGAGCAGCAGGATATCGCGCGGAAACCGTTCGACGATCTGTGGCGCCAGTTGTGGGGCGATGACCACACCTCAAACGAGTATCTGATGTCCAAGGAGAAGTTCGGCTCGCTGGACAGGGTGGGAATGGTGTCCAACTTTGCGTCCGTGTACCCTGAGCCCGAGTGGGGGTTTCCGAAGGGTCGCCGCGTGCGGACCGAGACGGATCTCGAGTGTGCCCTGCGTGAGTTCAATGAGGAGACCAATGTACCCCGGGAGGCCTATGTGGTCCTGAACAACATTCTGCTGGAGGAGACCTTCACAGGGCTGAACGGCGTCCAATATCGGCACGTCTACTTTGTGGCCCTGCTGACCAAGCCCGAGCTTGTGAATCTAGGTCAAAAGATGACCTACATGCAGAAGCGGGAGATTTCTGGAATTGGCTGGAAGACGCTGGAGGAGTGCAGGAACTACGTGCGTCCTCACCATGTAGAGCGCCTTCACATGATTGAGTCGCTGACGGAGATTGTGCGGACCTACGAATCCCAGTGAGTCTCACACTCGAAAGTTTGCCAGGTAGATTGTGATGCAGTAGGCCACCACACTCAGCACGAACACCCACCACCACACAGGAAAGACCGTCGACTCCTTGTCAGTCGTTCCAAACGGCCGAATCCGCCCCTCACGCCCGAACGCAACCGTCGGCTTGAGGTACAGGAACCCCGCCATCAAGAACAAAAAAATCGACACCATCCAGATGCGATGGGTCTTGCGCGTCACCTCCATTACTTACGGCTGCGACGAGTTTTGCGAGAACGGCGACGGCGCGTGCGACGACGCGACTTGAGGCCGCCAAGTTTCACAGGTATAGGCCCTACCCGAGCCTGAACACCCTTTATGAGCCTCTCCTTTTCCGTAAGAGGACGAGGGAGTGGATTCTCAGTGGTCGGAAGCGGGGTCACGGGTGCAGACGTGGGTGGCGTATTCGTCATCGCAGCAACACGCAATCCTCGTGACGACATTGTTCACTAGCCCGATATTTTCAACGTAGCAGAAGATAATGGCGTCGGCGAGTTACGTCCTCCCCAACCGAAAGGCCTTTGCGGACTTCATTACCCGCACCTTTCTGAAATACCGCAAGTCACCCCGTGAACCCCAGGACGCGGATGACAAGGAGGAGGATCTCTGCAAGAAGCAGTCCAACGCTCGCGAGCTGCTCCACTACCAGAAATTGATCCGCGATTACATGCTGATCGAGACGCCCTATCGCGGCATTCTGCTGTATCATGGATTGGGTTCGGGTAAGACATGTTCGTCGATTGCCGTGGCAGAATCCTTGCTGACGACCCTGAAGACGGTCGTCATGACCCCTGCGTCGCTCCGTGCCAATTACATTGGTGAGTTGCGCAAGTGCGGCGACCCCATCTACGCCTACGAGAATCACTGGCGCCAACAGCAATTGACGGAAGAGACGCGGGCAACGGCCAAGACCATGGGTATCTCCGACGGGTTTCTGGATCGGAACAACCGCTTCTTTTCCACGGTGCCCAATGAGAACCCGAACTTTGCGGACCTGCCCAAGACGGAGCAGGATGTGATTCGTGCGCAGGTCGAGGATATTCTGAGCCAGCGCTACACCTTTGTGAACTACAACGGCTTGACGCGGGCGGCTGTGAAGGAGATGGTTCCCGAGGAGGGTCCCAATCCGTTCGAGGACAAGGTGGTGATTGTGGATGAGGTTCACAACTTCATCTCGCGTATCGCCGACAAGGACGGCGTGGTGAGCCCTGTGTATCAAGCGCTGTACAAGGCCAAGCGCTGCAAGATTGTAGCCCTGTCGGGAACGCCCGTGATCAACCGCCCCAACGAGATTGCGTATCTGATGAATCTGCTGCGTGGACCGATTGAGCGCATCACCATTCCCTTCAAGCGTATCGAGGGCTGGGACGAGGACAAGTTGACGGCCACGTTCCGTCAGCAGGCCGAAGTGGATACCATCGAGTTCAATGCGTCCAAGAAGATTGTGATGATCACCCGCAATCCCCCGCAGTTCCGCTCCGTCTATAATGAGAAGGGCGATCGTATTGCCGTCCAGTACAAGGCCGACATGAAATGGGTCGCAGTTCCTGCGGATTGGGTGAGTGGGTTCAAGACCAAAGTGGAGGTGGAGATGGCGGGTGCGGAGATTGACATGGAGCGTCTGTCGGTGGAAGAATTCGAAGGACTGCCTTCGCCGTTTGGTGAATTCTCGGCCTTGTTCCTCGATGGCTTGTCCGTGAAGAACCCGCTTCTGTTTCAGCGGCGCATTCAGGGATTGGTCTCGTATTTCAAGGGTGCTGACGAGCGGATGTTGCCCCGGCGCGTGGACGACGACAAGATGCTCGAGAAGGTTCCAATGTCCAAGGAGCAGTTCACGCACTATCTGGGCCAGCGCTGGGCTGAGTTGAAGATGGATTCGAACAAGGGCAAGAAGTCGCTCGACGAGAATCTCGGCAGTTACCGCGTTCTGTCGCGATTGGCCTGCAACTACTTGCTGCCTGCAGAACTGCGTGCGGAGTTCACGGCCGAAGAGGCCGAGTCCGAAGACAAGGTGGTGGACAAGCCAGCGATCCTGGAAAAATTGAAGTCCAACCCTGACCGCTACCTGTCAGAGAAGGCGTTGGAGACCTTGAGTCCCAAGTTTCTCCGCGCCTTGAAGTTGATCCAAGAATCGACAGGCCTCAACCAGTTCGTCTATTCCCAGTATCGCGAGCTGGAAGGTCTCGGTGTCTTTTCCGCTATTCTAGAGGCGAATGGGTGGCAGCTGTACAAGATCGTAAAGAGCAACGGTCAGTGGGTGGAGGGTGAGATGGATCCTGCTAAGCCTGCCTACACCTTCTACACGGGCCAGGAGTCGGCCGAGGAGCGGGAACTGACTCGCCAAATCTTTAACGGCAAATACGAATCTAGTTTTCCCGCGTCACTGAAGACGAGCGTGGAGGGACGGGGCAAGAAGCTGCTGTCTCTGCTGATGGCCTCCAGTTCGGGTGCGGAAGGTATCACGCTGGCCAATGTTCGCCACGTCCACATTCTGGAGCCGCACTGGACTCCCGCTCGTCACGATCAGGTCATTGGCCGCGCCATTCGTATTTGCTCCCACGCAACGCTCCCCGTAGAGGAGAGGACAGTGCGTATTAGCTTTTATGTGTCGGTGTTCACGGAGGAACAGGCCAAGTCCAACGAGTTCCCGAACATTACGCCGATTCGTCGGGCCGACACGACCATGAAGCGCTACGAGGGCGGAGGACCTGTGGAGACGTTCATGTCTGCGGATGAGTACCTCTACGAGGTTGCCTTCGAGAAGAACCAGATCAACCAAAAGATCGGTCTGCTTCTGAAGCAGTCGGCCGTGGACTGCGAGATTCACCGCAAACTCCACTCCCGCGAGAAGCCTGTGATTTCCTGTATGCGCTTCGACAGCACCATCACGGGAGAGGATCTGGCCTTCAAGCCGTCGGTCAAGTCAGAGGATCTCGACTCCACGTATCTCCGCAACATGGAGCGCAAAACACGGCGCCTGCAGAAGGTTGTGATCAAGGGAATCCTGTTCCTGATTGATCCGTTGACGACAGAGGTCTTTGATGGAGTGGCGTTCGAGGATAACAACCGTCTGATTCCGGTGGGTCGCAAGATCTCGGACACACAGATCCGTTGGGTCCTCGAGGGAAAGCCGACCTACGAGGTGCGATGAAGATCCTCCAGCCAGGAGTCGCAGACCTTGCTCCAGCTCTTGAACGGGTAACTGCGGATTGCCGCCTTGCGTGTATCCAGATTCATGACAGCGTCCTCCATCGCACTGGCGATATCCTCGCGACTAAAGGTCGGGGCAGTGAAGCCCAGCGGCATAGATCCAGCGAAATACTGAAGACCCGATGGAGGAACAAAGGTCGCAACACTGTCATTCAGGAATGCCTCGTAGGTTCCAACCGTAGTAACAACCTGCGGCGCACCCGTATACAGATGCTCGAGCTGACAGAGGCCGAATCCCTCGCCGTCCGAGGTATTCACACCAATATCCGTAATATTGTAGATCTCATTGATCTGCGCATCCGTCAGTGTGTTCGGAGGCGCAGTGTCCACAATCATCAGGCGCGACGCAAATGCAGCCGGATCCAGATTCGCCAGCTTCAGCTCGTTGATGTAGATGCGCTGAAGATCGTAGAACGCTCCCTGCTGCGGGTTCATAGCCGTGACCACCATGAGGTACAGTGGAGCGTCGGGCTTCTTGGACATCAGGTGAACAAAGCCCATGATCATGGTATCCAGGCGTTTGCGCTGGCTGTTGCGGTTCGCATTCAGGAAGACGATGGCATCCGTGGGAATCTTGAGATTGCGACGGAGACTCATCCGCTGATCGCGACTCATACAGGTGAACTCGGCGGCATCCAGACCGTGCTCAATCACCTTGGGAGTAGGACCCTCGCCGTAGGAGGCGTAGGTCTCTGCCCACGCCTTGGTGAAGCAGTAGATCGCATCGGCATTCTTGTTCATGGTATCCACCAGAGGCTGTGCGATACCCTTGTAGACCTGATCCACGTAGAGCCACAGCTTGAACGGCGACGTAGCCTTGTCGTACTTCATCGCCTCCACAAACTTACAAATGATCAGGGGATCATTGTAGATCATAACCACGTCCGGACGGACCATCTCCAGATACTCGTTGATCTTGTTGAATCCGAATCCCTCCTCGCGCGGATCCTCGTTAGCGGCGGCGTCATATCCTGTGACATTGTCGGGAAGCTTGCGGACATTCTTGCGGTCCGGGTGGCGCTGGAACCCAAAGTGAAACGTCTTGACCTTCGGGGCCAGAGACGATACCTGACGAAGGAGGTTGTGGGCCACCTTAGAGTAGCCCGTGGTCTGATCCACGTGTGTGCTGACGAGAACGAAGCGCATTGTATCAATTCTCTTGGCTCTGTATAAATAGGATGCAGGTCAACTCTGCCCAGGACTACCTGACACAAGTCAAGCGCCAAGTGATTTCGAAGATCTACGCGGCTGACCCGCCGTTCGGTAAGAACAAGATTCCGTCTACGTATCTCAGTCTGAAGGCGAATGCCGCAACGCGGTATCAGTTGACCGTGGCGGCCGCATGCCGTGGAAACAATACGTGTACTGGACTGGGCAGGACGACTACGTCGCAGTGCTGCACGCAGAGTGGCGCGCTTCTCTATTAAACAATGATGTTCCGTAACTACAAATGCCTGGCGCACTCCTCCAGCTGGTGGGCGTTGGAGCCCAGAACGAGTTGGTCAATGGCAACCCGTCCATGACCTACTTTCGCAACACATACAAGCGCCACACGAACTTTGCCATGGAGCATATTCGTGTGGACTTTGGAAGCGCTAACCTCAACTTTGACTTCTCGCAGTCCCGTAAATTGTCCGCACGCATCGACCGCTACGCACAGTTGCTCAATGACACGTATCTGGTCATCACTCTTCCTGATATTTGGTCTCCGCTGGTCCCCGTGGCGACTCCGCCCACAGGATACGATCCCAAGTGTTCTGCGATTGGCTACGAGTTTGAGTGGATTCGCAACATTGGCTACAATCTCATCGACAACATCGAGATCACCATGAACGGTCAATTGATTCAGCGCTTGTCGGGCGAGTGGATGAAGCTGTATTCCTATTTGACATTCACCGGAACGAAGCGCTCAACGGTCAACAAAATGACGGGCAATGTTCCGGAGATGTACGACCCCTCCCACGCCTACGATCGTGAGGGCCAGTACCCCCACGCAGTTGCGTATGGGACACCTGTGGTGGATGTCTCGGGGAACACCATCTTCCCGGGCACTACAATTCCCGAGCCCTCGATTCGGTCGCGGCAGTTGGTGATCCCCCTTCACTTTTGGTTCTGCGAGAGCGTGGGGTCTGTTCTTCCGTTGGTATCCATGCAGAACACGGAAGTCTACATCAATGTGACCCTGCGGCCATCGAAGTATCTGTATACAGTGGTGGACGTGACGCCCAGTTCGCCGACCTATGGACAGCGTGTACGTCCCGATCTGTTTCCGTTGAATCTGTTCTTGACTCCGTCGCTGCCGAATGGCGCGCCGACGAATCCGGGTGTGACCAATTTCTTCCCCAGCCCGTATCTGGAGTGTAACTTCTTCTACCTGACCGAGATGGAAATGAACCAGTTTGCCACGGCCGACCAGAGCTACATGTTCAAGGAGGTCAGTTACGTGGGCGCCGAAGGTCAGTTTGGACCCAATACAGACCTGCTCTTGCCGATGCGAAACTTGGTGTCGCGCGTCACGTGGGTGGTGTCACGTTCCGACAGCATCGCAAACAACATGTGGGACAATTACACGAACTGGCCGAATCCTGACCGAGCCCCGTGGACCGTGAATACTTTGGACGTGCCCACGAGTTTGTATGCGTCGGGGCAGAACCAGGTGACGTCGGTGTTTCCTCGTGAGAGCGTGGTGGACGGTGTGATCCTGTTCGACGGCAACGAGCGGCTCCAGGTCAAGCCCGTCGAGTATTACTCTCTCATTCAGACCTACCGCTTTGCAGATGGAACAGCCCCGCTTCAGCTGCCGGGCGTCTACATGTATTCCTTTGGCCTCAACAATAGCGAGTACCAACCATCGGGCGCCGCGAACGGAAGCACGATCAACAAGGCAGTGTTGCGCTTGACCCTTCTCCAGCCGCTGCCCGCCCCTAACCAACCGTCCGCACCTACGACAACCACCGTGTGTATTCTAAAGTCCACGGCGCTCAGCACGAACCCGCTGGTGATTCCCGCAGCACAGATTGGCCTGTATACGCCCGACCAGATCTTGTCGGTCGTTCAGAACGTGAATACAACTGGAAACTCCACCGTGGTGTTTCAATATACCTACACGGTCGGCGCCTATGTGGAATCCTACAATTACTTGCGTGTCGTGAGTGGTCTTGCCAATCTTGTGTTTGCTTCTTAACAATATGAGTAACCCTCCGCCGCCCGTTAAGGTCAATCCGTATCAAGTGCGGAGGACCCCCGAGGACGAGCCGCCGCCTCCAACCACGGCGTCGTACACGGTTCCGTCGATCCCGACTGCCCCGACCTATGAGTTTCCGAATCCTCCCGATCCTGGACTTCGTATTGTGAGTGCCAAGTTCAAGTACGGCGAACAGACGTTCGACATTATCAAGTATCTCAATGCCAACCGCTATGCGGGCTATGTGGAATATCCAGTCAAGAAACTTGCGAACGATCTGCGAGACGACGGACTGATCACGGAACCCGACAACCCCGATTCCATCAAGCTCAAGCCTCCCACTGCGGCGATTCAATGGATTGATCCAGATGGATACCACACCCGGGAGTTTGGTATGGAGCAGATCATCATTCTCGGCAAACTGTCTGCGTGGGGTCTGTTGATGAAGAAGCCCAGTGAACTCAGTTGGAAGGCAGCCTTGGCGGCAGGAACCCTTCAGTTCTGGCTCACGGTGGCCGTGTTCTGGCTGTTGATGGTCATTTGGGCATACATGTTGTGGAATCACATCTTGAACTCTGGGCTGACTGCATCCCTTGCGACCGAAGCAAAGTTCGGCGCCTACGGAATGTGGTTCGCAGGGGCAGCGGGATTGGTGGGTCAGTTCGGGGCGACCCGGTATATCATGGCATTCCTTGCGATGTTAGCGCCCGTCTGGTCCTTTGCGATTCAATTCACCTTCTGGTGGTTTGTCGAAAGCCAACTGCCCGAGAAGGGCATGCTTCCTGGCGGTCAGGCGCCTGGAACGGCACTGGGATCCATCAATTTCTCCGAAGGGTTTTCGAAGGCAAAGGGTTATTTCTTCCCTCCTAAATCACAATGATCGACGGACTCTGGTTTGTCGCAGGCGTGACCTTTGGGTTGTTGTTGTCCACGATTGTCATTCCTCCCACGCGCAACGTCTCGAAGGTCCCCGACCCCACAGACGAAGAGCGCATCTACTACACGGAGACAGGGTGCGTCCGAGTCGAGGCTACAGAAGTTCCATGCACTTCGGAGACAGATTCCTTCAACCTTCTTGCCTCTCTTAAGAAGTAATGGTGCTCGACATTACTCACTCCATTGAACGTGCTCGTCCCTTCTTTTCGTTCATCGTGGGTCTCGGTCTGGCAGCCGTGCTGTTTCATCGGGACTTTGTCACCCACTACACTCTGGCGCTGCCGCTGGACGACCTGCGCACCAAGACGAACCGAGTCAATGGAAAGTGCTATCGCTACCGCGTGGAAGATGCGACATGCGAAAAGATGCCTTGAGTATAAACAATGGACAGCGACTCCACTTCTTTGGATGCCTTGCTCCCCTCTCCGCAGGGCAACCAGTCGGCCCCGCCTCTGATCCCAATGCCCTCGACAGAGCAGACGACGCAGGGCTCGATGATTCCATCCTTCAAGCCGACCCTGCCTGCGATGGGATTCATGTTCCGTAACCTGAAGCTGTATTTCTGCTTCTTTGTCGCGGCTGCGATCATCTCCCTGTCGACGCCGCGCAACATGCTCCTGCAGTATCTGCCGTCCATGTATACCAGCGGAGGTGTGGTGTCGTGGCAGGGAGCGGGCGTCCTGGGCGCCGCCGCGGTGGTGATTGCCCACTTGCTCTCCGTGTTTCTCGGTAGTTTGGGTATTTAAGACACATGACACTTCATAAGGAATGGACACTCCTGCGTGGGTGTATCCCAACATTTGCTTGGGAGCGGGGGCGTCATTGACCTCGTTTTTCGTGAATACACATCGGGTGACACACGTCATCAATTGCGCATTCTCCGAGGATTCACCTGCTTGGTTTCGGCAGATGTATCCTAGCCGTTACGCCCAGTTGGACGCTCACGACTCCATCCAAGCGAAGATCCTCGACTGGTATCCAGAGTTCGAAGCAGCCCTGCGGTCCTTTCTCCGCGCGCCCAACGCCATTGTGTTTGTGCACTGCCAAGCGGGCATCAACCGCTCGGCGTTCCTGCTGCTGTATTACATGTGTAAGAACTTCGGACTGGACTTTCCCGTGTTGTTGTCGGCGGTTCGCAAGCAGAGGCCACAGATCTGTTCAAACCCTGCCTTTATGAAGGAAGTGATGGAGGCGTTGGACAATAAGGCATCTACATAGACAACCACAAGTTCAGTATGGACGTATTCAAGGTGAGGCGGATACGGGAAACGGGATCGGCGTCCATCGGGACGCTCGATTCGGTTCACCAGGATATTGTTCAGGGACTGCGGGAAACCCAGTCCAAGGCGGATGCGGATGCGGAATTGACGCAATTGAAGGAGCGCATTCAAACGGTGCGTGGATCCAACGAGATTGGCGATGTGATTCAGTGCTCGCAGTGGGAAGCGCGCGTGAAGGAACTGGAGCAAGAGGCCGTGCAGTCAGACCCGGTCCAGGAGTATTACCTGAAGAACATGGACATTCTGATGGGCTACTACAATCGTGAATCGGGAGGCACCTCGGCCACGACGGTTGCCCCCAAGGATGCCAATACCTTCCTGAAGTATTTTGCCACCGCGGCGTCCACGGATACGGGCATCACGCGCAAACAGATGTTTGATGAGTATGTCGCCCGCATGAAGTTGGGTGCGGTCCCTGAGGCCACGCAGCAGCAGACCGAACACTGTGCGCAGTGCAATGTGGCTCGTGAGGAAATCAGTTCCGAGGGGATTCTGGTGTGCCCGAAATGTGGGTCCGAGGAATACTCGTTGGTGGTGTCGGATTTCCAGTCGTTCCGTGACCCGCCCAAGGAGCGGAACAATTACGCGTACAAGAAGATCAACCACCTCAACGAAATCCTGAACCAGTTTCAGGCCAAGGAGTCCACCATGATTCCCGAAGAAGTGATGAACGAGGTGGTGCTGGAGATCCGTAAGCGTCGCATCGACAATATTGCCGACCTGACGGAGAAGGAGATACGCGAGATTCTGAAGAAGCTGGGGAGGTCCAAGTATTACGAGCATGCGGCTCACATTCTGTCACGCTTGAACGGCAATCCACCGCCCACCATCACGCCCGAGATTGAGGAGAAGATACGCGCCATGTTCCAAGAGATTCAGGCGCCGTTCCTGCTCTACTGCCCCAACGACCGCACGAACTTCCTGTCCTACTCCTACATTCTCTACAAGTTCTTCGAGCTGCTGGACTTGGACGAGTACAAGGTCTACTTTCCGTTGCTCAAGTCCCGCGACCGCCTGATTGCTCACGACCACATCTGGGAGAAGATATGTTCTTACCTTAGATGGGAATTCATAAGATCAGTTTAGGTAAGGAACTCTCCATTGTTAAGTTGGATAAGAACTGCATCGCGCTTGGTCTTGGCTTCTTCGATGCTTCGGAAGTATCCAAACCCCATCTGTTTCTTATTGCGTCTGAAATGGACCTGATAACTATTACGGCTCGCACACCACGAAATCCCATACATATCTTGTTCATGTCGCGCAGTATTCAACATATTGCCCGTGCATGAAATCCACCTTAGGTTCTCAAGTCGGTTGTCGACGCGATCTCGATTGATGTGATCCACCAATTTGAGATTCTCTGGGTTCTCGATGAATGCTTCTGCCATGAGCCTGTGAAGGTATTTCTTCGTCTGAACCTTGTTATTCGCAAGTCGAAAACTGTAGTAACCATGAGGATCCAAGTAAGGCTTCATGATCCTACCCGTCGATCGGTTCCTCACGCGTCCTTGGTTCGACACCTCGTAGTTTTCGTGAGATGAATCCTTCCACTCCTCCATGTATAGTTGACGTGCTTATCCTTTAAAGGAGTTTTATGTAGCCCAGTTTATTCGCAGCGTATAATAATGCCAGCTCGGCCTACGAAGTCGGATGTTGGTAAGAGGTACAATGTGTTCTTTCGCGATAGCGAATACGGGAAGAACATGGGCGTGAAGCCTGATGTGCCCGTGTGGACTGGAAAGTTCACAAGGATTGAAAAGGGTGAAGCTATCATTGAGAAGGACAAGACGGGAGTCGAAGGATCGTTTGGTAAAAGCTATAGGTTCGAGGAGGTGTCGGGGGGCGGCACACGGAGCCGCGCACAGCCAAAGACCAGGAAGGCCGCCAAGAAGACCTGTTCGCCAGGCTACGATGTCTACAACTTCCGCAAGACCCGCAAGGGCGTGTTCTACGATTGCCTCCCGAAGAAGCGCAAAACTCGTCGTAACCGTAAGTAATGGCGGCGGTTTCCTTCTCTAAGCTAAAAGTCGGAAGCACTTATGTACTTCCAGCCCCTTCTGACGTTGATCGGTTCACGATGGGCAGGAACGATAAGAACTTGAAGGATACGCGGTACAGATTCTTGATGCGTCAAGGGTATCCTATGACAGTTACAGAAAGGGGGGCGAACGGAACTCTGGGAGTTTCTATTGCAGATGTTCCTGAAGATATTTCTGAGGACTTCTTTCCAGTCAAGCAAGGTTTCAAACCCTTTGTTGTCGGTGTAGACAAGATTCCTCCCCCGCTTCCACCTCCGGCTCCAGACCCATCTGACCCGTGGGATGAGTTCTATCCCAAAAACTTTAATTATGACCGAAATACTGACGACGAATATGTGAAGATGACACCCGAATATAAACTGATGCTCCTACGCCCCGACGGGATGCAGAATTCATACGGTCGTCCAGGATATCGTCCAAAGATTGCAGATGTCTTTTCAAGCGATGATCTAGCCGCACAGAGGGCGTTTACTCAATCATTAGTCGATTCCGGTGGCAAGGAAGATCTGATCGATGACTATCTCTTTAACTCCCGTAGATATACAACGCCTCAAGCAGCATGGTCTCTTTTTCCGAGCGGACCAGAACCGCCTCCAGATACCGACCCACTAACCGACGACGAGAAGGAGGACTATAAGAACATACTCTTTGGAGCCCCCAAGCTGACACGAGAGATCGAAGTATTTCGTGGAGTGAGAAATCCAGAAACAGACATTGAATCACTGAAAAGGGGAACCTTGCCGATTTCTACATCGTATGATAAATACACGGCACGTGACTACACCTTCGCAGGAAAGGGAGAGTGTTGTATACTAAGAATCATTGTGAAACCCGGAGTTCGATGTATTGCACTTGACCTCTACAGATTTCCGAAGGAACCAGAGAAAATAGGCGAGTGGGGGAATACTAGTGCTTGTGAAATCCTCATCTGCCCTCCCTACAATGTTCAGGTCGAGGATATCGGAGCCCCTACGAGTGGGCTCAAACGTGTCACAATCACACCGAAGCCCAGTGGAGGGAGACGACGGACCCGCAAGACGAAGCGCCGTGCACGGAAAACTCGCCGCCGCTCAACGAAGCAGTGAAAACACCTTCGGATCCGACGTGATCTCGTCGTTTCCTGGGTGGGAGTAATTGAGCATATCTCCCGCGTCCCAGAACGAGTCGTGGCCGATGTGGTTGGCCTTACAGAACGCATCAAAGAAAGACTCGGAATTGAATGCGTACAGACCACCCGAATCCCACGTTCCGTAGGTGAACACCATTGGACCGAGCAAGGCGAACACGTCGCGCGGTGCAACCCAGAACTGCTCATGTCCGAAGGTAATGGCGCGGTTCGGTTGGAGACTGAATGGAACACGCGGGCAAAACTGCGGCAGGGAAAAGTTCAAGGGTTCGGTCAGTAGGGAATCCAGGCGGCAACGGACAACCACGTCAAACTTCATCTTGTTGGCGGCTTCATACTCCAGCAACATGGTCCACGCTTTCCACAGTTGGTAATACTGTAACACGGTTCCGCTTGCGTGGAGATATCCCATACTCCATCCTTCCGTTGTTCGGTTGAATACCTCGTGGCGCAGAGCAGGGCGATTGGAACACTCCAGCAACTGCATAAAGGTATTGAACTCGGGTGTTCGGAACGAGGAAAGAATATGCGACCCTCCGTACTGGGCACCTTGGAAGTGGTTTGCTAGCCGTTGGGGTTCCGACGACTCGCATGCCAAAAAGACCACTGCGTTATTGGGTTCGAGCAGGTTACGTTTCAAGAGCTTTGCAGTCCGGTGAACACACCTCTCTTGCCCCGTGAACAACACTGCGACGTGCATCCTTAAGTTTCTTCAGGGTAGTTAATAATGTCCTCTACGACGCAGTTATCTCCCGAGGGAGGCATGCTTGCACTCGGAGTGATTGCTGCGACGCTGGTCGTTCTTGCGGGCGCTGGAATCTATCAACTCTCCCGTGCCCCTCCTGAAGCCATCGGACAGGCATTGGTGATTGGGGCCACAGGACAGGCTGCGTCGAGCGTGATCCGTGCGGCCAATGACAACGAGCCCCCGCCCCCGCCTCCGCAGGGAGGCCGTCGTCGTCGCCACAAGACGCCGCGGACGAAGCGTAGCCGCCGCTCTCTGCCCGCCAAGGAGAAAAAGCGACGCAGTATATAAATGCCCGAAGAAACCGACGCCACCAAGGGAGTCCCGAACAAGGTCATTGTCGACTACTTCTACATCATGTTCTGGATCGTCGGTCTGGCCACGGCCGCGGTCCTGATTCTTGAGCTCTACGGCATCGCCCTGTCCCCACGTCGGGGCTTTGCGGTATTCCTTGCGTCAGCCCCCACACTGACCTTGACCTTCGTGAACGCCATGTTCCTCTACATCCTCTCCGTGCGGGCCCTGAAGTAATCCTACCCATCAGTAAATGTTCTGTATTCTGATGCTACGCAAGGTAACCTCGCCCGAGTTCGATACGTTCTGGATAGAATCGTACAGGTCGATACGAAGGGTATATCCTGACGTCCACGTCAAGATTTTAGACAACAAGTCAACACATGCTTCAACGATAGCGCTTGAAAACTGCGAGATTGTTGAAGCAGAGTATCCAAACTCTAGGCTATTTTGCCCATATCGCGAGTTTCTGAAGATGGACGGCTACTCAAGGGCGTTGATTATCCACGACGGGTTCATCTTTAACCGGGCAATTGACATTGAGTCTGTCCGCAATGTAAAGTTCATGTGGCACTTTGAAACTCATGAATATGACGAGTCCCAGCTAATTCTGCGGCAGTTGAAGACACTCAACCGTAGCGACGACCTGATTCGTACTTATAAATCGTCTGCGTGGCACGGTTGTATGGGGTGCATGGCGGTCATTACGAAGGACGCCATCCAAATGCTGGAAAGTACATATGGTCTATCTCGTCTCGTGGAGATTGTGGACAATAAGAAAGATGCTATCGCGTTCGAGCGCACTCTTGCGGTCCTGTGTTACCACGCGTTTCCCGAATTGCCTAGTGATCCGTCGTTTGAAGGGGATATACGCAACATGATATGGGGTCACACTTATAAGAAACACATGGAGCGTCCATCCCGCGTGGACGATAAGCCATTCTTCAAGTTATTCGGGGCTCGGTAGGTCAAAACTGTGTATACGACCCCTTGTATACATCGTCCTCGCTTCCGTGTCCGATGAGCACGGGTTCACACCAATAGGTGATAAAGTTGTTCTTTTCAATTTGATAGTTCAGTTCGTGGTCAATTGCCTTCATAAAGGGTATGGCCTTCTCAACCATCCGTTCACATGTCTTGCGGTTGATAATGTACCCGGAACATGTCCGAGACCAAATTACCCTGTACCACGTTTTTTCGGGCGTTATGTTCTTTGCGTGCAACTGACATCCGCCTCCGATGAACGCCAAGTCACAGTCATCCGGGAACGTTTTCATATACGATGCAAACTTCTCGTTGAATCCATTGCAAATGATAGCGTCGTCCTCCATGATGAGACACCGTGTATACCCAGCCTCGACTATCTTGCGATATATCTCAATGTGTGCAATTGTAATACAGATCTGGGCAGGCGTCAGGTTGCCGAGCTTGAAGTATTTGTCCATCGTTTCCTTCGACGTCGTGTTGCGATTGTACTCTTCAAAGAACGTATAGTTCGTGATACCGAGTTCCTTGAAGCGTTTAGTCAGATATGCCTTTCGATCAGTAAGTGGCGTGTAATGCACAATGAAAATGTGATCTACGTTCATTTATCTATTAGAACACTATTTGGAGTTTCCCTATACACAGCGAACTAATCTCGGGGATGAGTAATGCCAGCACGCAAGACCCGTCGCCGCTCCAAGGCCGCCACCGCCAAGGACATCTGCATGAAAAAGAGTACGTATCTCCGCGAGCACCACCACCTGTTCAAGGTGCTCAAGAACCACACACGCCGGGCACTGAAGGCCGAACTGCGCGCCCAGAAGCGTGAACTGAAGGAGCGGGGATTGAGGGGGTAATTATGACCAGTCGATTATCATGTATGTGTTCAACGGGTCTGTCTGGAATGTACAGTCTGGAAAGATGGCCTTCACACGCTCTACGACAGTGCTAAGGGGTGGATGACCGCCGCCGTTCATATCAGCATTTCCAGTAACGGGGTTGATAGGCGTAGCATATCTGATCTTGTTGAAGGTTATCAGTGCCTTCGTATAGATTGGAGGTGCACCTCGCTCGTGCTCTAGACGACTAACTGCTCCGAGCCCACCGCTTGGGGTAGAAGTCGGATTAAGGACCACCCATAGGATTGATTTCTTGATATCGTCTACAGTCTTCTGAAGCTTCTCTTCTGCCATCTTTGCGTCGACTTCGGCCTTGAGATTGTGGAGGCGTTCGCGAGTGAAAGGAGGTTCCATATTGTAGGTGAAAAGTGTTGTGGTTGTCCTCGCGAATCCGTTTTCAGTGCTTGACGGCAGGACACTGGCGTTGGTGTCGCAGGAAGACTGCGAGGCGATGATACTGGAAGATAAGACCACAATTACACTCCCATACAGGTGCGGGAACCCACATACGTATGGTTTTGCGTCGGAGAGGTTGGGTGATGTTGGGACATGTGGGGCGGTTATGCCCCGCTGTTTTGCAGGAGGAGCAGACCATCTTGAATGAAAAATAAGTAAGTAAGCTCGCAGGAATCCGTTTTCACTTGTAACGCATAGGGCAGCTTGCATTGGACGCAATGTGCCCCTGTCCACCACACCTGCCGCATGTCCTGTCCGTTGTCGAACACATCCTCTGAACAAGGATACGGTTGCTACGCCTCTGGGAGTTGAGGGCGAGTTTGAGTTCACAAATCTCTTTCTTCGCCTCGATCAGTGCAGACGTGAGCTGTACCATAACAACGTTCTGCTCTACCAGCAGGTTCTTGAATCGAATCTTCTCCTCTACGTGTCTGTCGAAGTTGCGTTGGTCGTAGCTATTCATCCTGAACGGAAAAATAAGTAAGTAAGGTCGCAGGATTCCGTTTTCAGTGCTTCTCCAGTGCATCCAGACGCGCGTGAATGCGATTGAGACTATCGAGCACTGCGTTGATTGTCTCAAGCCGCTGTCGGTCGTAGAATGCCGCGAGTGGGATGCTCTTTGAGTAGCTGTTTCGCTTGAGATTCATTATAGATTCGTCCCGGATTGCCTCGAGAGACTTGACTGGAGGAGGAGCCTTCTTGGCCTCCTCGAGCTGGGCGATGCGGGCGTAGAGAGTGGCGAGTTCGGTATCGATGGAGGAAGACATTTTGGCAGATGTACACTCCATGACTCGGGACCCGACGAATCCGTTTTCCTCGTTTCAGGTAGCCCACGAGGTTCTCGTGCTACCATAATGTGGTGGATTCCACTCCTGTTGGCCGCCAATGCCGTGGCCATGTACTACTTCTTCAGTCTCAGCCCCGAGTTCGATGAGCTGGCAGAGACGCGAAAACATGAGTTCCTTGCTCGAATCAATGGACTGCTGTTCATCGTATACCTCGTGGTGATGCGCATGTTCACCACGACGCACGAGGGGGTCATGGAGCAGATGGGGCAGATGGTTGCGTACATGGTCTACGACTGTGCTCACGTACCCTTCTATGCCCGAGGGTATGACTACTACCTTCATCATATTGCCTACTTTTTCATTTACTTCAGTGTCCTTCCGGGTATATCGGACCGAAATGCCGCGCTCTTTTACGACGCCACATGTATTCTTGAGTCATCGGCACCCATCTTGTCCATCGCCTGGTTCATGGACACCTTGGGGTACCCAGTGGACACGTTCCATCAGATTCTCCGCGTCGTGTTGTTGTTGGCGTGGAGCTGCATTCGTATGCTCTACTTTCCTTACTGGGTTGGCACGAATGTTGAAACTCACAACATCGTGTACACACTTCCCTTCGTGGCATTGAACTGCTATTGGTTTTGGTTGTTGATCAAGAAGGTGGGCAAGGCATTCACCAAGACGTCTCCTTCTCCAGGCGACGCTCCAGAAGCCGAGGGTCCTCTACGCGCTCCTTCGGCTCCCACCCGACCCGAATCGTCATGAGCGAGGGACTCTCCACCGAGCGGATCGTGGTCACGTCGCAGTCAAAGAACCACGTCCTGGTACAGGAGAGCATATTGTCAAAGATGACTCCAAAGGGCACAGGCTTGGAGATGGCGTACTGAACCTTTCCCAGGGCGGCAATGCGACGAATCTCCTTGTGGAAGTCTTCTGCGGCGAGCTGGCCCTTCAACTCCTGCTCCCGTTGGATGAGCCGTTCCTTCTCGGCGATGGCGGCTGCAAAGGCATGCTGAAGAGTTGAACGGGAAATAGGCTCCATGGTAAAAGTGGTTTGTTTTGGTGCGTAGACTCCGTTTTACCGGATCCACCAACCCTCTGTGTGCTTGACCTCGTAACAGCGCGCAGCCGTGTGCTCTGTCCTTCCGCAGCGGCTGCACCAGTTCGGAGGCGGCGGCAGTTCCTTCGGCGGAGGACGGCATCCCTTCTCGTGCTGCTCGCACGCGTGGCGGTTCGGGTAATCCGAGACACACCACTGGCAGGCCCAACTCGTGTTCTTGGGCTGCGTACATCCCTCATGCGTGTGTCCTGTCGCGTGGCAGTTCACGCAGGCATCGGGAGGCGCGTGCATCAGGAAGCGAATGGCCATCTCCTCGTCATCCTCCAGTTTCATGCCGTCGCAGCCGACATTGCGGACATTGTCGAGCCCGTAGAGTTTCATCCACTTCAGCGTGGTGTCGCGGACGTCGTGTTCGTCCTTGAGAGGGCGCACTTCGGCGACGCAGATAGGGTTGTAGGTGCGGATCCACTGCGGTCCGAAGCCGCAGTCGTAGTAGGCGTAGGTGTGGGGAACATCCTTAGACTTGCCGATGAACCACTTGTCGCAGGTGAGGCGGAGAATGTAGAGGTGTTCCATGGTGACGGGCTGTCTTACTCCCCAGCCCGACGAAATCCGTTTTCTGGGGCTAGTACAATGCAGTGGTATCAGATCTACTTCTTCTTCCTGAAGATTGTGGTCTTGGCTCAGGTTGTTATGTTGGCCCTCGGGTTCGAGGTGGCCAAGAGTCCCGTCTTCGCAGTGGTGGACACGGTGTTCAAGACTTCGTTGGGGCTGTTCCTAGGCATCTACTTTTGGCTCTTCCGTCCGAAGGGGCTCAATTGGGAAGATGGTATCATCGTCTCGATTGGCGGCTTTCTGATTCTGACGGAGATTGAGTTCGAGCCGTTGCTGGAGATTTACGATTTGCGCGACAAGGTTCTCAATACTGCCGCCCATACAGTTTCCGAATAGGAATGTGCGTCCCTCGGAAGACCATTTCATCCACAATCTTAAAAGGTGACCCTGCCGTGACAAAGCACACAATATCATCCTTGATCACCATGACCGACGTGCTCGGTTCGCAGGAATGTCCCGATACCTTCAGGGCATCCTGATAGGTCTTGATGGTCTTCAATCGACTTTGCTTCACCGTCTTGATTCCAATCGTCAGTGCGGGTTTGTCCAGACACGCCCCCATTGTCGCTTTAAGACCGTTTCATCTAAACGGGCATGGAGCAGTTTGCCGAGAACTTCAACAAGTTGACCATCGCAGAGCGCAAGAGCAAGCTGGACCAGATCACAGGATTTCTACGCCAGCAAAATGCACACGCACAGGCGGAGGCATTTCAGGCGTTGCGGTGTTGTTATCCAGCCTTTCCGTTGTCAAGCAACGAGAGGGCCTTTCAAGAGTTCATTGCGTGGAGTGAGATTGGACGGTGCCAGGACCACCCTGCGGTTCAGCACGTACTGCGGTCCTAGTAATACTGCGGGAAGGTGCTGCGCAGGCCGTAGTAGACCAGGCCAAACACCAGCGCGTGGGTCACGGACTGGACGAGCAGGGACTGACCCGGCGGCAGGGCCAGCAGCACACCCGGGGTCAGCACCACGAAGAGGATCATGGGGATGATGATATTGAGGTCCATTTATATAGTGTGTACGACAATTCCTCCAGGCGAGCGACTGACGACGCACCGCCCACGATACATCTCCTGAAGCGAAATCACCACCCCAAGGAGGTGCTTCCGGAGAATGCCAGGTCCGTAGAGTTGATCACCGTCGAACACGCTCGAATAGAAAAGATGGTGTTTGCCTGCGTCGAGCATGGCGTCAATCTGAAACGCGACGGATTGGATTGAGAACCGAATCTGTTGTAGTTCCATTGCACTTTACGCAGATTCGTATCCTGGGTGGTCATCGATGTCATTGTGCTCCTCGTGCTGCCAGAACTTGTTACGACGCAGCGTGTAATTCATGCGGCCCAGAAGGTCAGAGTGGGTATTGTAGTGGGTCGATTCGTCTCCAAACAGACGCTGAAGGGACCACGCAGTGACCTGGTCGTCCGATGGCTCGGTCATGGGGTCTCGCTGCCGCACACGACGCCGACGCGTTGTCACGAACGGCATAGGAGGTGCCGTGAGCATGAGCATTGCACTGACAACATCCCCCTCGTAACGACGGAGGGCCCGCACCGCCTCGCCTCGCGTCACCTCGGCCTGTGCCATGACCAGCGTAATGTCGCGTTCCTCAACATACAGGTCATCACCCGTGTCGTCGCGAATGTTCACATGGGGGTTGGGGAGAGTCTCATCAAGCGGGAAGAGTGGGGGAGTCGACCCTTCAATCAAGACGCGCAAATGGTTATTACGATAGGTCGTGTTAACCGCAACGGCGGGTGTTGTGGTGGGAGCAGGTGCCTCGGTGGCCCCCATGGCGTTGCGACACATGGGACAGGTGGTGTTCGTTGCCGACCAGCGGGTGAGGCAGGAGATGTGGAAGGAGTGCGAGCAGGCGAGGGTGCAGTGGCCCGTCGAGGCATTGACTGATTCGTAGCAGATTGGGCAGTCC